AAATAAGTGGGAAACTTCTTGTTCTTCTGTGTCTGAGATTCTTAGACTGATAGAGTGTCAAACCGAAGGATTTAGGGCTCATTTGATAAAGGCTGCAGAAGCAGGAATAGAGTATCAAGTAACCCGGGGAAAAGACGTACTACAAGAAGAAGAACTCTTTATGACCATAGGAGAAGAGGATATTATTATAACTGAGCTACCCGCAGGTTCAAAAGGTGTAGGTAAAGTAATAGCAGGAATAATAATGATAGTAGCGGCTGTTTACTATGTTGCAACTACAGGAGATATTGCAACAGCAGCAGAGCTTATTGCAGCTATAGGAAAATCAAGTTTCTTTGTAAAAGCAACAATACTAGTGGGCGCTAGCTTAGCAATGGCAGGCATTTCTGAGATGATGATGCCAGATCCTTCAGTTGATGGTATGGAATCAAATAGAAACTACTTATTCAGTGGTCCTGCAAATACCGTAACTCAAGGTCAAGCAGTGCCCCTTGCCTATGGCGAATTAATTGTAGGTGGTGCTCCTATTTCTTTAGCTTTTTCTCGTACGCCTTTAGTTTTAGATGGGGGAGAAGTAGGAGGGACAGTTGGTACTTCTCCTATTATAAAAGAGACAGTAAATCTTACTGGAGGCGACACAAATAATATAGAAGGAACTCCCGGCACAAATCCGCCTCGACGAGATCCGATTATGGACTTTATTGCAGATGATGAAGCCTTTAATATATTAGAATACATTGGCCATATTGGGCTATAGCTTAGGAGTTAGATAATGGGATGGGGACCACAAAGTGAAGCAGATTATGAAGCTCAAATGCAGGCTCAAGCTTCTGCGGCCGCTGTTCCTGCAACTCCGATAACTGAAAAACAGTATGGTATTGCTACAGATGTAATTTCCGCAGGAGAAATTCAAGGACTAGTAGGTGGCTTATCTGGAGTATTTTTAAACGGTACTTCAATACTTGATAAAGATACTTATGATACTCTTACATCAAAATCTGCAAAAGCCACTGTAACTGGAACAAGCGTAACAAATGCTAATGGTCTTTTTAGTGGTGTAGACTTATCTCTTGGAGATAGATACCTGATGGTTCTTTCTGGTGGTCCTACTGGAAATCTAGAAACTCTACCTGGATATAGTTCTCAGTATGCTGCCAAAGCAGGTTCTAGTATTCTTTATCTTCCTAGCAGTATCACTCTTCCCTCTGATATCTCAAATAAGCCTGGAACCACAGAAAAAGCTACTGTTGATGATTATGTAGTTCAACGAATTCGTGTTCCTGGAGCAGGTCCGGACGGAAAGCTGTATTCAGGAATTATAGTGGGACAGGGGACACACCCTACTTATGGAAATTGGGTTCGTGTAAGCCCTAAAATTAGCACAAATGTCTCTTCAAGTGGTAGTAAAACATTTTCGTTTGACACTGTTCATCAAGTTACTTCTATTAGTAATGCAAATACTGCAACATTAGCAACAAGTGTAACCACAAATAGAACTCAAAAAGCCGTAATTTTATCTGAAGCTATTGTTAAATATGGAGATACAAATCAATCAATAGCGTATGATAATGCTTATGCTTATTTAAAAAGAGGAACTCGATACCAAAGTCCAATTATTAAAACAGGAGGCTATGGTAATATTGGTAGTTCTTTTGTCATTGGTCCCGGTACGGAGCTGACTTGGTTTTCTGGAACTGGAGGAGTCCGAGTAGGAGGAACTGCGAGTGCTACATTTATAACTCCTGGACAGTTTTCTTTTTCTCAAGGATCAAAAGAAGAGATTGATTATTTAAATATTGCTATTGAATTTCCCGCAGGATTAGTCTATAAGAATATTGATGGTAAGGATCGGACTGCAGGTGCTGAGTTTCAAATAATTCTAAATTATAAAAATGATTCAACAGATACATCTTTTCAAAAACAATTAATGCATGGAAACAACTATGGAGGAACAGAATTTATTTCTACCCTTCATCAAGCTAGTGCTTCTCAAAATACTAAGTCTAGTAGCAATAGTTGGGTTATAGGTACTGGAAGCAATCCACAGATTGATTATGATGATCAAATAGATGGATATTTTAAAGGATCCTTAAGCACAGGTAGAAGAGGTACAGGTACTGTTGTTCGCCAAGGGACTTCCGGCGGCTTTATACAAGAGTTTCGTATAAATCTAGAGCCTTTTCAGCCTTTAGATGATTGGCAAATTGAAATTAGAAGAGTTAGCCCTGATGCTGTTTCGGACTATAATGCTTTCGCTGATGGGGATGCTAGACCCACTTATATAGGTAGAGCAATCATTAAGACAGTTGAAGCAGGAATAAATGATAAGTTTTCTTATCCTACTACTGCCTATGCATCTGTTTCTTTTTCTGCCGAAGATTTTCGTGCTCCTCCAGCAAGAGCGTATCATATTCTTGGTAGAAAAGTAAAAGTTCCTGCTAACTATCTTACAAGAGAAGAGCTAGGTTCTTTACAAGCAGCATATACTCGAAATCAAAGCTCAGGAGCAGTAACTACTTCCTATCAACCCTGGAATGGAAGTTTTCGAGGCGATGCAAGTTCGTCTGTAGCTGCAAATACTGCAAAAGTGTATACAAATAACCCTGCTTGGGTATTTTACGATATTATTACTGATAAAGAAAATGGCATAGGAGACTTTGTACAAGAGGCTGATATAGATAAGTTTGCTCTTTATCAAATTGCAAGATACTGCGATGAACTTGTTCCAGATGGAAAGGGAGGACAAGAGCCTAGATTTACTTGTAATGTATATATCCCAAATGCTACTGAAGCCTACAAAGTAGTAAAGGATTTAGCTAGTGTTTTTAGAGGAATGCTTTATTGGATAAATGGACAAGCCCTCACGGTTCAAGATAGCCCTAAAGAACCTGTATATACTTTTACTGCGGGTAACGTTGAAAACGGTATTTTTAGCTATAGTTATACAGGCGAAAAGGCACGTCCAAATCAATTTAACGTTACTTGGAATAATCCTGACGAATTTTATAAAGCAACAGTTTTAACCGTAGAAGATATTGGAAATATAAGAAAAGTAGGAAAAATTATTGCTCGAAATATCGTAGCTTATGGATGTACTTCAGAGGGGCAGGCAAGACGTTTAGCTGATTTTCACTTAAAATCAACAAAATTAGAAACAGAAATTGTTAGCTTTAAAACTGGTCACAACGCAATATTTTTACGTCCCGGCGATATAATTAATGTACAAGACCAAAGACAACACAGTATAGAAAGTAGTGGTCGTGTAAGCTCTGGTTCTACAACAAACTCAATAGTTTTAGATAGAACTGTTACATTTCCTGGTGGCGGAGCAGGAACAACCTGTAATCTTTATCTAATTTATACTGAACCGGGAGTCTATCTTGCACAAGCTTCGGCAACTATAAATGGACAAAGCTATAACCGTGGCGGATTGCTTTTAGAAGATGCCAGCGGAGGCGCTCTAGTTACTCAGGCGCAGGCAGCAAATCTTGTAGATGACTCTGGTAATTCTGTTCTTACTCAGTTTTCTGAAAATTCAAGAGTAGAAATAAAAGAAATTACAAATACAAATACCTCTGCAAGTACAATTACTGTGTCTGGAGCGTTTTCAACCGCACCACAACAAGACACTATTTGGGCAATCAGTAGAGAAGATGATGTAAATACTCCTGAGCTAGAAGAATTTAGAATACTTGGAATAGAGAACGATGGCTCTAGCTTTAGCCTAACTGCATCTAAATATGTTCGCACAAAGTATGATGAGATAGATGAAGATGTTCCGGCAGAGACAACAGATTATGTTATTCTTCCTCCAAAAAATGCACCGGTTCCTTCTCCCTCCACAGTTTTAATAGAACAGATAACTACAAGCTCAACGGTAGATGGTGGAGTAGGCACAGGAGTTACAGCTCAAATTAACTGGAGTACTCCTACAGAAACTTTTACAGACTCAGCTGGAAATACTTCTGTTATTACATATAGATTTTTATCTCATTTTGAAGTTCATCATAATATGAGCTTTGCGGGTAGAAGTAATAAGTTTGTAAAAATAAATGATATTCCTGGCTCAGCTACAACTCTTGAGGTTCCGAATGTAGATTCTGGCGTTTACACAGTAAAAGTTAGAACTGTAAATACACGCGGAGCTAGGTCTCCTTGGAAGGAAGTAACTCAGCAAATATCATCTGCTCCACCTTCTTTAAATAGAATAGGTAGAATTGTTCGTGGCGGTAGCTTAACATCTAGTCCAACAATAAATACATCAACAGGTTTAGTTAATGTAATTGTTGGTGCTAATGAGTATACTTTTACCACAGCGGGCGGCACACAAATACGATATAATTCTCCGACTGCTGCTCAAAGAGAGCAAGCTTTTTCTGGTTTATCTGTTGGACAAAGGGGTTACTTATATTTAGATGCTTCTGATACTACAGATCCGTGGAAAGCAGTAGTAATTGCAACAGATAGTGTACAGACAGACATAAGTGGAAATAAATCAAATACGCAGTACTTTCATGAAACGGGCGCTGCAAATCTTGGTTTAACAACTATTAGTGGTACCGTAACATCTACTGCTGGTAGTAATACAGTTACAGGAAGCGGTACTTCTTTTCTCTCTGATTTTTACCCTGATTCTATAATTCTTGTAACTACAAACAATAGTAATAACTATGTTGCAGCTTCTGAATATAGACAAGTTGTATCTATTGAAAGCAATACAAGTCTTACTGTAAGAAATGCCTTTACTAGAACCATGAGCGGTCAGTATGCACGAAAGCAGACTTTGCCTGTATCTCCTGCACGAGACGCTTTGCTTGCTGAAGTAAATAGAACTGGTTCTAGTGCATATAATGCTTCATTCTTT